CTTCCAGCACAACTACTTTCACTTTTCGCAGCCTCCTTAATGTAATTACCTTCGCATACCCTTGAAAACCGATCCTGGGCCATGTGAGGGCTTCCAGCTATGCTTCTTCAATTTCCCCAGCGAAGTGCTCCAGGATAACCTCCGCGCCGTCGTGCTCTTCAAGCCAGCGCAGCGCCTCTACTTTTGAAACAGGCTTTATATCTTCTCCGCCGCCCCAACTGTTCTGCCCAACCCGCTTCGCATACTTGCTCCGCGCCCCTCCCTCGCCGAGTACAAGGAAAGCGCCCTTCGATGTTACATACAACGATTCCTGCCAATAATCAAAGTCTCCCGGGTTGCCGTAGCTGTAGTTGTGCAAAAGCTGCGCCTTCTCCGTGTCGTAAGACTTCCCGCCGATTACCTTTTTCATCTTCCGATCTCCCTCCTGTTTTATTAAACCTTCAAGCCGCCGCGTTACCTCTCTTCCTCTTCCCCGTTCTCCACCTCTCCGAAAATGGCTACCTTTCACCTTTCGTCATAAACTCGTCAAGATCAGCCGCGCGAATACGCCATAAACGCTCGATCTTGCTACCCTTTAGCTTTCCGCTTTTTAGCCAGTTGCGGACTGTGTTTTGTGCTACCTTCAGAATAGCAGCCGCTTCAGCGACAGTAAGATATTCTTGTTCCATCTCTCTACGGCTCCCTAATTAATGTTTATGTATATATATTAACATGCATTATCGTAAATGTCAATAACAATATGGGCAATATTCTGTTTAACACAGGCAGAAATAGGGGAAAGGATTGGGTGGTCAAGGGAACAAGTTAAAGATTATATAACAACTTTAAACAAGATTGGTGCACAAACTTTGAATTTAGCGAAGCAGCACCAAATAGGACGTGCACCAACAATTGGTGCATTTGCACCATTCAATTTCACCGAAGGTTGGTTTAGAGGTAGCGGTACCTTCAAAAAAAGGGAGGGCCGCCTGCCGGCGAAAGCAAGCGGCCAGTAAGAGAATAAAGGGGCATCTTGCCAATACGGAGGTGGCGAATCGGCAAGCTTAATAAATGTCTTCTACAAATTCCCGCGCTTTCCTTTCAGTCTCCTCGCGGGCCTCGGCCATGAGCTCTATTGCACAAACCCCCATAGCCGCGCCGCCTTCTCGATGATCTGCCGTCTTGTCTGCTGCAACTCCTTACGTCCCATGCTAGGCCACTGCACCTCTGACGCTTTAGATATATAAAGCTCAATCACTGCGCGCTCTTTATCGTTAAGCAAAGGCAGCAGCTGATCAACCCTTTCTTTGCGAAGCCGCCAATACTCGATCAACTCGTCTATTTTTTTTATAGAAGGATGAGAGGCCAGCCTTGCAGCAGCGTCTCCGGTCGGATCCCGGATCCCGCCGCCTTTGATCCTGCCTGCCGTCACCAGGGAAGTACCGGCCCTAGGTAACAGCGCCGCTACTATATCTGCCCGCTCCCTTTGCAGGTCCTCGATATAGCCGGGAATTCCTCGGTAGCTGAAAATAGTGTCTCTGACTTCATCTTCAGCCCAGGAAGGGAGATACGGCATATTTATGCATCTTTAACTGCCAGCACCCGCAGGGCATCCGGCCAGGCTAGCGCAATATCAGTGCGGAAGATAGCACGAAAAGCGGTTACATCCTTGTTGAAGCCAATGGCATCGTTTCGCTGAATATCAATGCCGGCCTTATCAGCAATGTAAACGCCGCGCTGGAAGTCTCCCACCATCAGGGCATCAGTCCCAGCTTCTAAGGTGCCAGGGAATTCCTCAGTTGTCACTAAAGGCCGCCCCAGCAAGGTATTGCCTAACCCTTGCGTCAGGTCGTTAACCATCAGGTAACGCCCATCGCCATCCTTCAGCTTACGAAGCACGGCCTCCATAGCGGGGTTACAAACAAAGGTAGCATTTTTCCGGTACTTTGCCGGTAGTGCTGCCCACAAGGCCAGGATGTCATCAGTATCAATGGTGGCTGCCGCGCTGGGTACGCGCTCAATGAGAAGTGTCGCGCCATCTTTAGCAGTCAAGATTCCCTGTAAATTAGCATCGGTGGCATCCCCGTTCCAGTATTGGCCTTCCAGCAGCTCTCCTATCTCGTCAATGAAGTGCTGCGCCAGGTAGCCAGCCAGGTCAACGCCGGTGTCCTGAAGAAGCTCGTTAGACACCTCCACAATGGCCGCTGCCTTTTTCGGCACAAGCGTTACCTGGTCAAAGGTCAGGTCATGCGGTATGATAGCCGTGCCTTCTTCTACCATAGCCGCGCCGCCGCCGCCGGTTCTCCGGGGATATACTGCGCTCTTGCCGCTAATGGCAGGCAGGATTCTAGCCAGCTGTCGCATAACAACCTCATCGGTTAAGCCGTCAATAATCTCCTTAGCGAAGTCGTCAGGTGCTAAGGCTTCGCCGGTGGTCGGGCTCGTCACCATCATTGCGCGAATTTCCCCAGTACGCAGATAATGGTTAAAGCTGTCCCGCTGCTCTTGTTTGTTCTCTCCGGTGATAACCACGGGAGGGATAGTTCTGGTTTCGGCCTCTTCGCCATTCACTTTGTCCAGCTCCTTTTTAACAGTATCTTCCTTCCTGGTTTCAGTTTCCTTGCCCATGTTTAATTCCTCCTTAAATTTTTCAAGTGACCGGCAGGCCACTTCATTAGCCGGGTATGCTGCGAACACTACCGGGCTAACCTCATACAAGTCAGCATCAATAATAGTCCGCTTGTATATGGTCTGCCCGTCCCGGTCAATGCTGCTCCACTTGTCATCCTTAACTACCATGCCAAAACTCATACCGTCCACGTCCCCGCGCTGGATGCTTTCCCAGGCATCGTTCCCCGCCTGGGTGTCCGGCAAGTCCAGCTCAAGGGTTAACTGATTATCGCTTGACGCTAACCGCAGGGTGCCGTTCCTGGTATTTCCCAGTACTCGGCCGAGATCATGGCTCCACAATCCCGCCACGTCTCGTGTTTTAATGCTCTCATCGAAGCAACCTGGGGCTAGTTCCTCAATAAACGGGTCTCCCCACATATCCCGCAAAACCTGGGATTCCTCGTTATAGGCAATGCGCCCGGCAATAGTACGCTTTCCGGTATCATCGGCTTTTCTTGCCTCAAGAGTCACGGGTAACGCTCTAATCTCCTTCACCATCGTTAGGCTCCTCCTCTCCTAATAACCCCATGTTTAGGGGTCTGTAAAGCTCATCTCCGCCATCTTTAGCCGGCAGGTTCTCTAGCTGCCTTACTTCGTTCACTGTCATAAAGCCAGCCGCCAGGGCTGTCCGGTATGCTTCATAACGGCTGTCCAGGGTTGTCCGTAACAGATCGCCGGTGGTAAACTCACAGTATAGATTGCCGTGTGTTATCAGCGCACGGTTGCAGGCTTGCTCAATCCGGCTTAACCAGGGCCTCAAGCTATGAGTTAAAAACTCCAGGTTCTGCGCCTCCTGGGAGCTATAGCTGGCCTTTTCCAGGTGTCCTAGTAGTGCAGGAGGTACACCGAATATCCTGGCAACGTCTAGGACGCTTACCTGCCTGGATTCTAACCACTGGCTGTCCTTGTTTGATAAGGCAACGGGTTTAAACTCCATACCCTCTTCCAGGACCGCCACTTTACCGGCATTATCCCCGCCGCTGTATTTATCCCGCCAGGATTGACGCAACGTTTCCGCCGCTTCCGGCCCTAGGTGCCCGGGGTGCTGTAACACACCTGATAGGTTCGCTCCATTCTTAAAAAAACTCTGGCCGTGTTTTAGTTCGGCAATAGCTCCTCCTATGCTTTCCCGGGCCAGGGTGATCGGGCTTATTCCCTTTATTCCATCCAGGGTTATTCCTATAACGTGCAACACTTCTTCAGGGGCTATTATCTGCTGTCCCTTGGCGGTGCTTACCCTGTAGGTTACTGCGCCGGTGACTTTGTCCCGCTCAACAGTGACTGCTGCCGGGTCTAACGGCCACAGCGCAACAGGTTTACCATGTCGCCAGTCAATAAACGCGAAGAAGTTCCCATTTAGCAGCAGGTGATTCATGATAAGTTCTTTAAAGATAAATGGAGTAGCAAGCGGGTTCGGTGCCTCGTGCAGCAGCTTATAAACCTGGTTTTCAGTCGCCGGCTCCCTGCCTTCGTCAGTCTTGCGATAAACTTTAAGCGGCATTGCCGCCACTGCGCCGCTAAGCAAGGTCACGGCTCTTAGCGCAGCGGGTATTCCCAGGGCTGTCCTGGGGGTTACCTGCACTCCTGCGCCGGTGGCAGGGCCTATAATATCCCGCCATCCTTCTGCATCGCGCTGGGTGAAGTCCCGCCGCTCTTTTGGCTTGAATATTCTCTGAAGCAAGTTCACAGAACAACTAACCCCCTTTCCCTGTATACTGATTTCTGCTCCCTTAACATGGCTCTGCTAATTGCCAGCACCAGGGCAACACAACCGTCAATCCTGTCCTTGCTCCGTGCTTTACTGGGCTTGATATTGCCAGCTGCGTCCTGTTCTATGGATACGTTCGCCATATTCCAGGCAAGAACCGGATGGTTGCCGTGCCGCAGCCGGTTACTAAGTACCAGCGCCTCTAAGTGCTTGCTCGGTGCAGAAAGTGAAGCATATCCCATGCCAGTGCTAACCATCGACGCGCCTTCCTCTGTGAGTTCCACAGAAAGCTGAGTAGCACTCCAGCGGTCAAAGGCTATCTCCTTTATCTGATAGGTAGCAGCTAGTTCTTGAATGTCCTTCTTAATTTCTCTTTGGTCTAGCACATCACCAGGCTGTAGCTTCAAATAGCCGCCACGTGCCCAGGCCCGGTAGTCAGCTACGTCCTGCCTATCTGCTGTAGTTCTCGCCTCCGGCAACCAAAAAAATGGCAGTATATCGTAGTTAGGAGGGTCGCTGTCGTCAGGGAATAACAACACAAAGGCTGTCAGGTCGGTTGTAGCACTCATGTCCAGGCCCGCATAACATAGCCTTCCTTTAAGCTTTTCCGGCTCAACCGGTGCGCCACAGGCATCCCAGCGGTGCAAGGGTATCCATGTTACATCTGCTTGCGTCCACTGGTTTAAGTATAGTCGCCTGAATGAGTTCTCCAGCGCTGGTGATTGCTTTGCCTTGGCCGCCAGGGATTTCATCTCCTCCATGCAGCGAAAGGTCCCCAAAGCCGGGTTAGCACTCTTCCAGGTCTGGGGGTCCTGCCAATCGTCTTCGGGGCTCGCCTCATACATCACTGGCAAGAAAAAGGGATCTACTGCTGGGTTCTCCTCTACACGCTTAGCATGACTGTATAACTCCCAGAAAATGGACGTCCGGTCATATCCTGCTGTAGATATGGCCAGCAATAGCGGCTCCTCTCTTGTGCCGAATCCGGTCTGTAGGGCCTCCCACATCTCCCGCCCGCGCTTACCCTCCCACACGTGAAGTTCATCGGCAATAATTGCCGTAGGGTTCAGCCCATGCGCTAGCCCGCCGTCTGCGGCCAGGGCCTTCAGTATGCTGCCGGTTTTATTGTCAACTATCAACTTTTTGTACTCAATGATCTTTAGCCGCTTGTTTAGTGTCGGGTTACTTCGCACGAAGTCCCGCGCCTGGTTAAAACACAAACCGGCCTGGTCCCTTGAGCCTGCCGCAAGGTAAACTTCTGCGCCGGGTTTACCATCAGCACAAAGATGGTACAAGGCCAACGCTGCTGCCAGTGCTGTTTTGCCGTTTTTCCTAGGCAAAAACAACAAGGCTTGCCGGTATTGCCGCAGCCCATCAGGGTTCAACGTGCCGTAAAGCTGCCGGATAAAGTCAACTTGCCAGGGTGTAAGCTCAAAGGGCATACCTGCCCAGGGTGCTTTACTGTGCTTGAGCAGGGAAACAAAGCGTAGCACGCGGTCAATTCGGTTCAATTATCTTCCACCTTTACTGTGCACATTAGCACCAGTTCACGATTGCGCGTTTCTGTGTTAATTACTGATTTAATATCGTATATCTCGCCCCTAAAAAGTAGCCGGTGCTGCGGCGTTATCCCCGGTATGTAGCGCAGCGTCACCTTGACGGTAGCTTCAGCTCGCACTGTAGCTGCCGCCCAGTATTCCCGCCCGCTTACCGGCTCTACCGCTGCCCACGCCGTAGCAATAGTCGCCCACTCTTCGGTTGGGTCGCCCCACTCATCATAAACCGAGGTTAATTTCTGAATTTCTACTCTATGCCTTAACAGCTTCCTGTCTTTCATAAACCCACCCGCCTATAAGGCCAATAAAGCAGCTTGACAGCATCTAGGTTTTGCTTGTGCAGGTAGCCGTCCACATCCTCAAACATTATCAGGGTATGAAGCAGGAGGCCGGCCAGCACGGTTCCAGGGATAGGCTCGAAGCTATCCAGCTTGCAACCTAAAAAGGTTTCTGCGAAGTCCCTTGCCGCTGCCATCAGGCTGGCAAGCAAAATGTCATGATCGCTATCTTCAATTCTTAAATGCAGTTTCACAGTTTCCAAATCAAAGTTATTCATGTCATCACCTCGTCAGTCAAGCAGGGCTTCCATCTCGTCAGGGCCTCTAACTCCAAAGTTTGTCCAAAAAATCACCACAGTCAAGCAGGGCTTCCATCTCGTCAGGGTGTTCCGGTTCCGGTATTTGCAGCCTCATCCGGGCGCTAGGAGACAGGCCGAACAGGGCAATAAATTGCCGCAGCTCCTGCAAGGCATCCCGCATAATGTAATATTCAGGTCGCTGCTTCGGTACGCCGTTCGGCTGGATAAAGGTGTCACCATCTTTAAGCAGTGCGGCCTGTGCCCGCTCATATCTGGCAACGCATTCGCAGTACATCGCCAGGGTTTTTCGGTCTAACTCTGTCAAAAGCCCCAACTGGTGTAGCGGTTTCGCTACCCTGCGCCATTCCGCTTTTGCCCCTGCTGATAAACCGGCTGGCATTTTCGGCAACGGTGTTTGTGCCTTTTGCCGGGGCTCCGGCTTGTAGTTTTCATCAACTGCCTTTAGGGGTCCTCTAAGTCCCATCATCTACTACCTCCTAAATCAAACACTGTCAATACCTGCCAAACAGCATTAAAAACGCCTTCTGCCAGTATTTGCCAGAAAGCTATAAGTATGCTTGTTTCAAGCTCCTAGAACAGGAAAACCTTGAAACGCGTAATGTTTGTTCCCCCCCACGGTTCAGGGGGCTTATCCCGTACTTTTTAAATACCCCTCCCCCAGCCATGTACCGCCTCATGACACTGAAAGCATAATGCCTGACAATTACTGGGAACAAGCCTCAAGTCAGGCCGCTCTTTAACTGGTGCTATATGGTGAACAACCTTGGCCAGGACCATGCGCCCCTGTTGCTTACACCTGTAGCAGTATTGGTTCCCAGGCTGTTGCAGAAACCACCGCCTGAACTTTTCCCATGTCCAATCGTACCCGCGCTGTCTTGAACTACCGCGCCTGGCATCAAGGGCATTGTTGTACTGCCTCCGTGCCTGCCCCTTATGCTGCTCGCAGTAGCCACTGGGGTCCTTTGTTATTTCAACACAGCCAGGCCAGCGGCAAGCAGTCCCTGGTTGCACCGCCATTACTCTGTCACCTACTCTGTCACCAGTCCGATGGCGCATCTTCTATCCTTATCATCTTTAACAACCGAAAAGCTAACCCTCATTCCCGCGCGAAGATCTTTAATGTTCGGCGGTCTAATACATGCGGTCCAATGAAAGTATATATCCTCGCCGGCTTCCGGCCGGATAAAACCGAAGCCCCGCCTTGTATATACGGCAAGCACAATTCCCATTTGTGTTTCCATTGCGCTTCCTCCTCTAATGAAAAAGCTACCCGCCAACAGCGACAGGTAGCTACTTTAATATTACCACATTCTGCAATAACCTGCAAGCAATGGATCTGATCCCTGTCAGCAGATCCCTGTCAACGAATCCGATCCCTGTCAGCTAGTGCTACTCTAGTCTGTAGCGTTCGGTTGGTAGCGGTTTAAAAACCTTCTTGTTGAAACGCCTTCCGCTTTTCCTTCCGCCCGCCCGCTTGGTCGGTTGACGTCGTACATCTTCCCAGTAACACTCCTGCCATCCGGCATAGGGGTCTGCTATCCGGTCGCCCCGGAATACTTCAGCACCACACCTCAAGCAGGAGTAGTAGCCACCCTCGCTATCCAGCTGTGATGAACAGAAGGGACAAAACAATTCAGGTGTCTCTTTCACCCCTTCA